TTGGGGTCCTACACGGCCCTGAAAGCCGCCGCTGCTGTCAGGAGCGTATCCCGTGTTACAAGCGCGACACGCTCACCACAATACAGCGATCCGGCTCGCTAATGGCTTGTATCACCTCCTTTGGGCTCCTTAACAAGCTCGTCGTTTTCGCCCTGTTATGGACGGCCTTCGACTCCGGGGTCGACTCACCTGATCTCCAGGATCCCATCGCTGTCGACTCCTGGGTCATGGCACAGCTTTATCGCTTCTTGTCCAACGGAGACGACTTCCTCGCGCGTTGCTCCCGCAGGTTCGTCGAGGAGTTCTGGATTCGGTCAGCCCGTCTTGGTCTCAAGGAGTCCGTCGGCAAGAGCTATGCTGATCCTCTCATAGCGATCATTAACTCACAGCTCTACTGTAGGGATGGCCAGGGGACCTACCGCCGCCAGCCTGTTTTTCCTAGCGGGCTCTTTTTCGGCCAGAAGAAGGTCCAGGGCGAGCTCTTCGACCCGACGACCGTTGGAAATGAGATCATGAAGAACCTCTCCGAGAAGATGGTCAAACCCGTGCTCAAGAGCTTCATTAGCCTCCATAGTGACCTCATCAAGGCCAATTGCCGCGGGGCGAATCTCTTCGGGCCCCAGAGCCTAGGATTCCTTGGTTGGGATAGGCCTTCGGGGTGGAAAGTGCACTACTCGAAGGAGCAGCTTGAGTACGCGAGCCTTATCATGGCTAGTGAGAACCACCGTTGCTACCAGTTCGGGCCCTTACCCTCGGCCGAGGTCCACAAGGCTGTCCCAGATCTCGGCATTCCGTGGGTGAAGCAACCGGAGGATCCCAGGCTTGTAAACGAGGCCGATGCTGCCAAGGATATGTACATCGAGCGGTTGGAGGTTAAGAAGCGGTACAAAGAGATCCGTAAGGCCTCAAAGTGGACACATGTGTGCCCTTGCTGTGCCCAGCCTCACCCGTCTACGGCTACGTCGTGTACACTCTGCCAAATTCCATTTGAGGAGGACGGGCCCAACGCCCTCAAGGGCAGGCAGACTTTCGAGTTGCCCTACCCTATCCTCGAGGCCAAAGAAGTGAAGAGGCTCTCTAAGGGGCGTATTTGCGCTGAACCGGTCCGCGAACCTCTTGTCAAGTCCCAGTTTACGCCCTGCTGGAGCAAGACCTACAGAGTGTTCACCGCCGACGGGTACTCCGATGAGGGCTTATTAGCCGAGTGCACACAGTTAACGGCAGACCTCCACCGGATTGCGGGTGTCACAATCCCTTCGCTTGATATCCGCGTTGGGTTGGAGCGTCCTCTTGTAACCTTTGACCGCCCAATACCTCAGCTCCCCGCAATCACTCCCTGGCAATCGCGGATGATCCTTGTACATGAGCAGATAAGGGTGAGGTCGACCCTCGAGGTGGATCTATCGGAGTGGGACCTTCCTATGTCGGGGTGGAGAGTACCGATTGATTATCAGGTTGACGTTTAGGGTCTGCGAGGACCTTAAATATCGACTAGAATGTTTTTCGACAACTTCTCTACCTACGACGAAGCCCTTGGCTGGTTGACTACCCAAGTCGACCCAGCCACCCACGCTCTCGTGAACCCTTTGCATGTAAACATGATCACTTCCCGTTCCGCTCGGACCCTCAGGTTCCTTCGGACAAATCCCAGCCCAGAGCAGGCTAAGATCTACCTAAGTTCCCTTCAGCTACGCGAGAAGGCTATCTTGGATGCCCTCACGGCCGGTACTCTTAGTGACCGGCCCGCAGCCGATACTGCTCTCCGCAGCATATGTGGGAGCTTCAGGGTGGTCACCCTCTATGTGGCTTCGCTCCCAAAGGTGACCCATATCCATGTCGGTAAGCTTGTGATCAAACTTGCCCGCTGTGATGGCAGGCTGTGTTGCTGCCACGACGATCCTGGGTGCTCGGATTCCCCTCACCGGGTATCTCTGTGATCGTTCTCCTCTTAAGTCTTGAAGGCCTACAGACGTTAAAGAAAACCTCCGCAGTTTGGCCATTTGGGCCTGCGGGGAGCTCGTGAAGCAGCGAGCCGCCTCCTACATCCGTGTAGTGCGAAAAACAAATGCTAGGGTGTCATCGGCTGTAAACCTCCCAAAACGCTTTGTGCAAGGTGCCAATTGCGTACTAAGGATTCGTCCGGAATGTCTAACGACTGCACGGGAGGGCGCTATGCGTTGTCGATGATGAACAGTCTCGGTTCGTGTTCCGGGCTACCCCACAAACACATCATGAACAATGACAGAAATAAGCAAAAACCCAAGCCTTCCACTAAGCCTCCCACTAAGGGCAAGTCTTCTCGCAAGGCTAAGAATACTCAGAAGAAGGTAAGAGAGCTCAGCAACCAGATTGTTGGGCTGAAGCGTCATGAGACCAAGTCCAAGGATTCGGCCCATGGCATGGACTTCATCGCTCGGGCCGGAGCCACCTACGGCCTCGGTGCTGTGGACTTTTGGTCCTGGTCCAAGCTCTTATCGAAACCATTCACTTCCCAGCTGGTGAAGTGTCCCGTCAACTTCAACCCCGTCCCTTCAGTTTCAACCTTTTGTGCCTCCACGGTGAGCACATTCGATTTGCCGGTCGACGCTGGTGTCAGCCGAGAAGTGATCTTCTTTCCAGGCCACAGTGACGAGTCAACCTCCGATCCCATGGACGGTGAGGCTTATCACTCCAAGCGCCAGCAATTCATTAATGGAGGATTCACAGTTGGCCCAGTTGAGGCTACAGGCTCTGGATACGGAACCTGTATTGCCGTGTCCGGTAATCTGGTTATGAACCAGCTACCCTCGGCATCCACTGCCATTGGCTACACATCCATCCTCTGGGATAACCCCCTACCCATGACGGCCAACTATACGGCCGGCCATCTGCGGTGGAAGTGTATCGCAATTGGGATCCGTTGGAAGAACTGCAGCCCCGCACTGAAGAAAGGCGGCATTGTCCGCTCAGTCCAGCCCTCTATTGCCTACGTCCCTGCCGTCTCCCCAGGCGGTCCGGGCTGGGCTGGTTATGATCGGTTCAAGACCTACCGCGAGTACAAG